TGCTGATACTGTGCGCTCCACTTCGCGGCAGGCAATTCAGCCTTTAGTTTTTCCAGTTCTTCCAGTGGCCAGTACTGAGGCCACAGGGAATTTCCAGATGGCAATATCGCAGGAAGCTGAATCACTTCCCATTCGTCGCTGCCGTACCGTTGCTGAGACGCCTTCAGTATCTGCCCAGCAAGGTCGCGCTGGTGCCACCTTGTCATAACTATGACAATAGAACCTCCCGGCTGTAATCTTTGCCGAGGGCCAGAAGTATACCATTCGTAAACAGGATCGTAGACAGAAGGATCGGGAGACCGGGCCTCTTGTTCGGAATGTGGATCATCAACTACCAGAAGGTCCGCGCCCTTCCCTGTCACTGCTCCTCCTACGCCGATAGCGAAGTATTCGCCTTCGGAGTTCGTGTTCCATCGGCCAGCAGCTTTGGAGTCCTGTCGCAACGAAACGCCGGGGAAAACCTTTTGATAGTCCTCATCCCCGACAAGGTTCCTGACCTTCCTGCCAAAGCCTACAGCAAGCTCCGCTGTATGGGCCGTCTGGATAACCTTCTTCTCCGGGTATCTTCCAAGAAACCACGCAGGAAGAAGGTAACTTGCAAACTCACTTTTTGTATGACGGGGCGGCATATTGATAATCAGCCGCTTTAATTTTCCTGCCACCACTCGCTCAAAAGCATCTGCCATGATTGAATGGTGACTGCCCTCAATAAATGCGGGCCACATTTTTTTTACAAACCTCAGGAATCTCTGCGAGGTCTCTTCGCGGCTCTTCGCCGCCTCCAGCCTCTCGATAAGATCCAGCATTTCCCGTTGCTCTGCACTGGGAAGGGTCCTGATTTTATCGATAAATGTATCTAGCTGATGATCTTGCATAATTCCATAAGAAAAGGCCCACCTGATATAGAAGGGCCTTTTCCGTAAAGGGGTAGGTTGTAGCGCGGGTAACGGAAGTCCCGGCTCCGATCCAAAAGATTTCCAACATCAGCATAGCAGAATGCTAGAATAATCCCTTGAATGTTAGCAGATTATCCTCTTGACACAGGACCGTCAACATTAACCAGAGAACTTTTATTTTCTATTGCCATCATCCCTGCCCCCTTCTTTTTTTCCTCGAACGCTTCCAAGGAGACTTCGGCCCCAGTTTTTTCTTATGATTGCGCGGTCTCGGCTTGCCCCTTCTTCTGATATCACCCATTGTCCTTCTCCCCACGAAGCCTGTGCCATACCTCCACAGGATAAATAGCTCGGGCCTTCCCTCTGTCTACATAGAGAAACCCCCTGTCCTTCAGAATATCCACCGTGTGATGAGCGTGAGAAAGGCACCCTTTGATGGCGTTTCCGATCTCTCTGTAGGATGGGCTGTATCCATTCTCCTTCCAGTAACTGGCTATGAACTCTAAGGCATCCTTCTGGCGTGGAGTCATTCTTCCTTCTCCTTATCCAGAACGAACTCATATCCCGTGCCGCAGTTGACACATCGGAAACTGCCATCATCATAAAGGAAAAAATGTGCCGTCATAATATCCCACGCGGAGCAGGTCTCGCACAACAGAGGCAACGCCTCGGGACGCTGCGGGAGTCTGATAACTTTAGGGGACATCGGACAGAAGGAACAAGGGCTTGTTCATTGTCATGGCCCAGTTCATCTCCTGCTTAACGCCGGGACTCTCCTCCCAGCCATCCAGACAGTATACTCCCATGATATCACACCTCTTGAAGAACTCGAAATCACGACGCATCCACCACATGGTTTCATGCTCGTATCCATTCTCCTCGAAGGTAGATCCGTAAACGATGGGAGAGAAAACCCAAATTCCGTGATTCAATAACGTATCGGTAAAGAGCAGGGTCCGTTGCAGGCGTTTCTCGCCCACCTTCTTGCTAACTTTTCCGTGGCTGAGATAAGGAGAGGCCAGATACATGAGCCCCCGTTTTACATCCGCAGCCAAACGGAAAAAATCCGGGCCGGGGATCTGATTCAGATCATATATAGGGAACCCCATCTGGGTATGTGACTGCCCGTTTCCTTTCATCGGTTACCTCCTTGGTGAGAACATAACCATAACAAGGCGACCCGGAACTGGCAACCTGCATTAGTACTATTAGAACCCAGTACTAGATTAGTCTAAATATTATATAAGGTTAGTACTAAATAAATTTAGTACTAGTCTCAGTACTAGACTAGTACTAGATAATATGTTAGTACTATTTAGTACTTCATCGGTACTCACAAAACCGTACTCCCTCCCTGTACGGAATCAAGCCCCGCTAAGACCTCCCTCTGGCGGGGCTTTTTTTATGCCCGGAAATTGTTTAGCTGCTGTGACCGTTCATGCGGTCTCTGAGTGAATTGGTATAGTCCCATAGAGCAGTTATATTCTTACTGGCAACATCCAGTTCAGCCCTAAGCTTTACCACCTCAACATAGGTATCCCTCTTATCCAGATTAGAACTAAGGCTGTCTACATCCTTGCGTAGAGAAGATACATTTTCCCGTAGACGAACAGCCATCGCTACGGCAAAAAATAGAACTGCTAGCTGATCCCAGTATTGTTGTAAAAGTTCCATGTGAGCAAAATACAGTAACTTTAGTTGTCACTAGAAGTGGGACAGAGTGGGCAAGTAGGGGCCCCAAATTTAGGTAATCATTCGAGTGGATTAGTGTTATGGGCCAGCCGGGGCGCGCCACGAGTTGAGGGGGGGCCGGGGTGCCCGGGGTCAGCGCCCGGTCGAGGAGTCCCTCGACGCCCGTACCCACCCGTTTTTTTTTCGAGACGATCCGCCCTCAGTGCCTTGGTTTGGCAGTGAGGATTAGCTGGTCAATAGGGATTGAAGCTTGCGTTCTAGCTCCGCTCTCAAATCTCCGCTCGACTGGGGTGTCTCAATTGAAGTCCGCTCAACGAATAGACCTACATCTGAGCATTGGCCAAGCAAGCGCAACGCACCCAGTTTTGTTTGTTCACTTCCCTGCTCCGCCAGCGCCTCCAGTCGCTCGATTATCCAGAGCCTCTTCGAGGTGCCACTGGACAGCGCAGACCTTTCCACAGCCGCCCTCGATGCCATGAGCCTACGGTGAATCTCAGGATGTTGCATGAGCCTGTTGCTCTCAGTGTAGATCGCACTGGGCTTCCAGTTGGTACAGTCTCGACTGGCCCGGAATGCATCTGCCTGCGTCAGCCCCTTGATCATGCCGTCGAGGAATTTCTCTTGCTTGGCAGTGAGCCGCCGCTTTCGTTTTGGCTTGGAGGGCTCGACTGGTTTACTCCCGGCGCTGCCATCGATGACCCTCAGGTCAGGTCTCTTTTTCTTGTCACTCATTGGCTGCTCAATACTTATTGTTGACACGGAACGGCTGGTTGATCCGTTGAGAGTAAGGGCTCCCGGGCCTGAGGTGAAGTGAGGGATAAGGGGTTTGACATGTGTAGTTGATGGGCGTATACATTTCTGTTGGGTTGCGTTTCGCGACCGGGCCGGTGGCATTTCACTCTGTGAAACACTGGCGATGACGGCCCTCCCTTGGGGCAAGAGCATAAAAACCAAGGGTCGCCCACCGGGGAGCGCCTGTGAAAAGGTGCAAGGGATTAGCAACCCCCCATAGAACGTGGAGATAAACCGGGCCCCTGAGACGGGTCGTTGGACGGCGGTGAATGGCAGACCTCAGCAAGCTCGTAGTTGCTGGGGGTGATTGTATAGCTGCCCACGGCCATAAGAGGTCAACGGACTGTAGCTCTGTCGAGAGAGCGGTTCGAGAAGGGACGCATTCCCATACTACCGACACCAATCAATCAACAACCTCCCGGGTGAAACGCTACGGACTAGCCATCCAGTTTCATTGCCGGGACACACTTCAACTTCCTGTGTAGACCCACTGTCGAGTGACAGAAACGAGTGGATCACTGGCCGCCTTTGGCGGTGTAGATACCGGCCCTTACTGCGATGCATGTCTGGCGACAGCGGAGCGGTTTGGAACTGGGACAAGTCGAATGGAATGTTTGGAGGTGGACAGCGTTTATGGGTCCAAGTCACGAACTTGGGGTCACCCAGCCACAGGCAATATGATTGATCGGGACGCACTTCGCGTCGGGCACTATCGGTGCCCCTGATGACTGGCCCAGTAAGGCCGAAACGATGAGGTGACTGTGACTGAATTTATGACACAAACAATCCTCGAACACCGTGTCGAGTTCACTCGACTGGTGGATGAGGGTGCCTTAGTGGTGATCAACCACTCTGGCGGAATTGAGAAGTGTGACTGTGAGGAATGCGAAACACTAACGAAGGGAGGTGACTGATGAAGATCCCACAAGTTAAACCTGATTGGGCGACGGGCATCTACACTGGCCGCTCTGTTGCAGTCTCAACCAAGGACAGAGACGTAGTAAGCCGACGTGGCTACCAGTTACTAGACATACTGGACGGTTTGCATTCTGACAGACAGCCCTGCTGGGGTCATCTGACTGATGACGAGAAAGTGCAGGCTCTGCTGGATGCTGCCGCCAAGATCAACCCAGACGTACAGGACGTGGCTGACACGTTGGTCGCAACAATCAATCGCGTGAAGGGAGACTGACCAAGCCCACTGACGAGGCCCCGTGGTGAGGGCCGAAACCCAGCGACGTGCTGGGTCTGGGTAACCAAAATGAGGTAACAGATGACTGATCATGTTGAGGCCAACCTCGCATTTATTGGGACGTTGTTAGCATTCGCTCTCGCCATAGGCGGAGCATACTGGGCAGTCGTTGCCCCGTTAACCGGCCATGTTTTTACATTCAATCATTTCTTGATGACTGTAGGCGGCTTCGTTATCGGCAGCGGCCTTTTGATAATCACCGTTGAAAAGTGGAGGCACATACGATGATTGATCGCACGATGAAGACGCCATTTGTGGCGAGGGTTGCAACCAATCGTAGCGGCAAGGCCAAGCAAGGCGATGTCGTTGAGGTTCAATTCTTCAGCAAGCAATGGGACAGCGCACGCTGCTTGAACGAGAGCGGCGACGTTGTTTGGTTGTCACTTAAAAATCTGGACCGGACAGGTCCGGTGTCTGATACAAGGCAGGCCGCATGGGATGCGGAACGTGCAGCATTCAAAGCAAAGGGCGATGCCCCGGTACTTATCGGAACGGAGCCCGTTTGGGAGAGTGACAAGTGCGTTGCCTTTGACTTCAAAGTTCAAGGTCTCAGCAAGAGACAGCGGATGTTTATCCCCCGCTTTTTCAAAGATGGTCGCGCCCTCTGGGACAAAGAGGCTGGCACCATTCCTCAATGGTTGTGGGATACCAAGGTGAAGGAAGAGCCCTTCTCTATTGGCAAGCTCACGCCTGTCACTTAAATATTTCTTGGTCAATATTGAAGGGCAGTGCCCGGAGTTGGCTGTTTGTGGCGGAGCAATCCGCCGCATCCACCTGTGTCTCTGATGGGGCACAGATGGATGCGGCTGGCGCATCAATCCAACTTAACTGATGAGGTATTAGACATGGCTGTTGGAGCTACAGAAATTGCCACGGGTAAAATCCGTGAGGCGATCAAGTATAACGGTGCCTATGAAACACTTTGTTTTCTGGGCGGCATAGGTATCGGTAAGACTGCCGCTGTTCAGGAGGCGTATCCTGAGTTGTACCCTGAACTGGTCCGCCAAGTTGCGGAGGCCCGGGGGATAACGATTGAGCCTGAAGGCTTCGAGTTCTTTGAGCGGCGTGCCGGTGAGTACGACGTGCTTGATTATGCAGGGATGCCTGTCCCAGTCGCACTGGACGATGGTGTTAAGGTAGGAAAGCCTCAGGCTTACTTGCAGAAACGTGCCCAGTCGGACCTATGGCCCGGGGCTGGCCAAGATAAAAAGG